TGTTATTAGTGCAAACAAAAGGTGGGTTTTAGTATGAAGATTAAAAATAAGTGGTGGACAAGAAAAGTATTATGTTTCTATTGTAGACAGCAAGTTATAGATAATAAATGCGGTTGTTGGCTTAGAAATTTATAGGAGGGTTATTATGCAAGTAAAAGAGCTTTTAAGGATATCAAACTTTGAGAATTATAGTATAAAAATTGAAGGTGAAGATAAATCACACTTTGTAAATAAAGATAAAGCATTTGAAAGATTTGCATGTATGTATATTACAGAAATAGATTATACGATTATATTCTGTAATAAAGGCGAAGATTACAACTCACATGAAAGTGTACTAGCGTTAAGATTATTGGTTATAGATAAAGATAAGGTATACAGTTAAAAGAGGAGTTTTAGTAGATGGATAATACTGCAGTATTAAAACGAGGAAAATGTAGAATTAAACCAGGAGCAATTAATAAATTAGGTAAAAATATAAAATCAAAGTTTGGCAGAGGTAAAAATTTTGATTATACATATATAACAGAAACTAAAGTTATTGTTTATAAAAAAGGAATTCAAGTTATATTGAATGGAGAAGAGTTAGAAAAACATTTTTATGTTTACTAGGAGGGTACTTTAAATGGAGAAAAAGCATAAATATTATTTCAAAGTATTAAATGATGAACTATTTGGAGGAGAAGGTTCAGAAGGGTATATGAGTCTAGCATTTACAGATAAAGAGGATAATCCGATTGAAATAGCTAAAAGTGCATTACACTTAACAAAATATTCAAGCAATGTTGAGTGTATAGAAATATCAGAAAAAGAATATTTAGAAAATACCAAAGAAGATGAAGAATAAATACATATATGGATCATACTGTTGAAGTTAACAATATGATACAGCATAGAAAATCAGTATTTAGGTGGTGGAGATTATGAATTACCAAAGAATGTGGTTTGCAATGAAAGAATTTTTACTATATGGAAAAGGCAAAGGTGAAATGCTAACGGATGATTTAATCGAAGAAATGTGCAAAATTGAAATATATGAAAGTAGAGAGTGTAATAAGACTATATTTGATTTAGCTAAGAAGAATCATCCAAACACTTAGATAATAAAAGGGAGATTTTAAGCTATAAAATATAATTTTTATTTAATAGGAGGATATATGAATTATATAGGAGATTACAATGCAGATACTTGGATGATAGTTGAAAAAATATATAACAATAATATTTTAATAGGATGCTATACAACAGTTTTAAGTTTAAAAGAATATAAAGATGTTTGCCAACATATTAAAATGATTGTTGGAACTTATAGAGAAGATTTTGATACCATAAAACATCCAATGAAAAGTGTTTATGTATTGGAGAACAGTAATTGTAAATTAATTGTAAAGGCTATTAAAATATAGATTTATTTAAGTTAGGAGAAAGAATAAATGATATGTCAAAATTGTAAAAAAGAAAAAACTTGCCAAGTTAAAGGGTATAGATTGTTTTGTGCAACTTATGAAAGAAAAGATAAATAAAATAATTCATTTATTGCGATTAAAACAATAATTTAGTATCGACTGAGTTCGATTAGCGGTCATTCTCGGTCGATATATTGATAATGATAACTGAATGATAATAGGATGATGAGTATGAAAAGAAGTGAAGCTAGTGAGCAAATAACATTAATACAATGGTGCGATATAAATAGATGTAAGTATCCAGAACTAGGTTTGATATTCCATATCCCAAACGGTGGGAAACGAAATAAACTAGAAGCTATTAAATTAAAAAAAGAAGGTGTTAAAGCAGGTGTTCCAGATTTATTTTTACCTGTAGCTAGGCATGGATACAATGGTTTATTTATAGAATTAAAATATGGAAGCAATAAAGCGACTCCTAAGCAGAGAGAATGGCTAATAGCATTAAATAAACAAGGATATCATGCGGTAGTTTGTAATGGGTTTGAAGAAGCAAAAACAATTATAGAAGAGTACATAAAGTAAAAGTAGGTGTAAGCATGAGCAGAAGAGATAAGAAAGTAAAAAAGAGTCCTAAATATATTGAAGTAGAGAGAATGTTCTATGACTATGAGTATACAAAGAAAGAAATTGAGTACATAGATGAAGAAATAGAGTTTTTAAAACATGATCGTAATGGATGTGGAACTATTCAATATAATGAGAAAGTTCAAACAAGTGCTAATATAGAGTCTAGCACAGAAAAGGAACTTGAAGCTAATAAAAATAAAATAGGCATATTAGAAGAAGAAAAGTATAAGAAAGTAAAAGATATAAAAAGAATAGAACGAGCTATAGAAAACTTTAATGAAGAAGAAGAAGTTATGTTTAAAATAAGATATATACTTAAAATAAAAGATAAGATGATAGCGAAGTCAATTAGAGTTATGTTCCCATATTATAACGTTAAGTAAAGATACAGAAAAAGTACGGAAAAAGTACAGAAAAAATGTCTAATAAAGTATGTTATTATATTAATATGAATAAAAATATACTTACAAAATAATAAAACTTAACGTAAAAAGAGAAACTGAGAATTAGATTTCATACAGTCCGCTAGGGTAAGAGCAGACTTAAAACAAAGTTTCTGGGAAAAAGACTTATGCTTTAAACATAAGTCTTTTTTATGCTAAGGAGAAATAGATATGAAAAGTATATATAGAATAAATACGGTAGATGGTCAGAGTAATTTAATATGTGTAGAAGCTGATATGAAAGATATACAACAGTATATAAATGAAAATAAATGGATAAAAATAGATGATAATACATCTCTATTAACAAATAAAATAGTAACAATAGAGTGTATAGCAAGAGTACATGAAGACGGGGCTTCTAGTATATTAAGGCTTGATGAATATACATTGAATCAGCTAAACAGGTATTTAAAAAATGTATTAAAAATAAATTTGGGTCCTTCTATGCCCCACACCGGGGTGCGGGTATAGCTAACCCCGAAGTAAGGCTTACTAAAATAAAAAAAAATTGGTTTACAAGTTTACAAAAAAATATATATAAAATATTATGGAGGGTGGCTGTATGGCTGTTAAATACAAGGATGAAGGCGGAAAGTTAATTATAAATACTGAAGCACTTTGTGCATTACTTTGTGTATCAAGAATGGCTGTAAAAAAATGGGCTGATGAAGGTTGCCCAAAGTACGGCCGAGGGTGGTGGGATTTGGCTGAAGTTTTAAAATGGAAGGGCATGGTTGGTACTGGAAATTTAAAATCTATAAATGATTCTAAAGACATGAGTTTTAAAGAAAAGAAATTATACTTTGAAATGAAGTACAAAGAAGCTCAAGCAGAAAACATGGATTTAAAAAACTCAATAGCTAAAGGTGAATATTTAAAACGGGAAGATGTTATTCAAGAACTTAACCGTTTTTTTATTGTTTTAAAAAGAAGTTTAATGGGTTTAAGTGGAAAGCTTGCAACAGATATAGGTTTATATGTAGACCAAACCACAGCTAGAAAAGCAGAAAGTCAAATAAAAGATGTTATAGAAGATGCATTAAGCCAAATGAGCATAAATGGAGTCTATGAGCCGCCAAGAAAAAACTCAAGAAAAGGTTGAATCTTGGTCAAGTTGGCTTTCTAAATGCCTGAAAGTTTTAAAACCACCTGAAAATTTAACTGTAAGTCAATTCTCAGATAAGCACAGGATATTAGACTCAAAAACTTCTGCTGCTCCTGGGCCATGGAGAACTAGCACGACACCATATCTTGAAGGTGTTATGAATGCATTCAATGATAATGAGGTTGAAGAAATTATATTTTGTAAACCTACACAAGTTGGTGGTACTGAAGCTATGAATAATATGCTAGCATATGTTATAGCACAAGATCCTGCACCAGCGCTTGTT